GTATCTATTGTTGAAGGAAAAGAGATAGTATCTATTGCATCTACCATTGTAAAAATTGAAAATATTGTATTCACATATAATAATTCAAATGGTAGTGTTATAGGGTTATCATCACAACCACATGGATTAGTTGTGGGTGATTCTATCACTGTCTCTGGACTCTCTACAGACTCTTTAAGAAGATTAGATGGTAGACATAATATTGGATTTAACACATCATTCTTATTATTAAACACTGGCATTGGAACCACTGCTGCGACTGGAATCGTCACGAGTATATCTGTCACTGGTAATTTGACACCAGATGCTATTGCACCAAACGATATTATTGGAATCAATACAGAAAGAATGACTGTATTAAACGTAGATAATGTAAATTCTAAATTAAGAGTTAAAAGAGAACAAGATGGTGTTCTTGGTACTGCACACTCAAGCACTTCTCTCATCACAGCTTTGAATCGTTCGATTACTTTTAATTTAGGCATTAATACTGATATTCAAACTAGAGTCAATGTTCCTTATTACTTTAATCCAACTGAGAGTGTTGCAATAGGAACAGCCTCTGGAGTTGGAATTGGATCAACAGTTAGATACTCATATCGTGTTGTGGGTGGTGGATCAACTGAGATATTCATTCCTACACAAAATATATTCTTACAGGATCATGGATTTGAGACTGGAGATAAACTCATATACTCAAGTGATGAAGGAACTACACTTTTAGTTTCTAATGGCATTAACGCAGTGCCTAATTTTAGATTAAATAATAACTCTCCAGTGTTTGCAATTAGAGAAAGTAAAGATTTATTAGGAATATCAACTAATGCTTTAGGTATAGGGTCTACTGGAGGAATTACTGGTATAGGTTCAACAGCATATCGTTTATTCTTCGATGGTTTTGGAAGTGGTCAAGCTCACAGTTTTAAACCAACAAAAACTGAAATCACAGGATTTGTTGAAAAAGTAGTTGGAACTGTTGTTTGTAAAGATCCACATAACTTAGCTGCAGCAGATCGTGTATCCATATCTCTAACTCCAGGCATCACAACATCTTTTCAAGTTGAATTTGATGATACAACGAGAAGAACATTTATAAATCCGTTGAATTTTGGTGGATCTGCTGTTGATATAGAAACAGATCAAATCACCATTCCAAATCACGGATATAAAACAGGTGATAAGATACTTTACAAATCATCTAGTCCAGCAAATCCATTATTCTCGAACTTTACATATTTTATTGTAAGAATAGATAAAGATACAATCAAACTATCCGAGTCCTTCTTTAAATCTAAAAGATTAATACCTGACTGTATTTCACTTACATCCACAGGATCAGGTCATACAATCGCTCTAATTAATCCGCCACTATCTCTAACTCGTGGATATAAAGTTGGATTTGCTGTATCAGATTCATCTCTTACTCAAGTCATATCTGGAAAAAGAACTCAAGTGTTTGATTTTGAGTTATTCAGAGATGTTAACTTTACAAATCCATACTTCAACAATAAAGAAGATGGTGGTTTCCAAGTGCAAGAGTAGATCTCTCGGTAACTGATAATTCACCAACAGATTTATATTACAAATTAACACCTGTTAATTTAGATATTAATGCTCCATTTAAGAGAAACCCGATTATTGATACTGATGTAATCAATCACTCTAGCCTTAAAATATCTGATAGTGGATATAATGGAAGTTATGTGGTTACAGGAATTGGAAGCACCACATTTTCATTCGTCTTACCATCACAACCAGAAAAAGATGGATATACAAAAGATGAGGCAACAGTATTAAAATATAATACATCATCTCTAACCGCATCTGGTTCAATTAATCGAATTAGAATTATATCAAAAGGTAGAAATTATAAGACGATACCTGTTGTTACTTCAATTGGATCTACGAATGGAGTTGGTGCTGTAGTTAGACTAAACAGTGATGAAACTGGTAAGTTAAGAAGATATACGATTAAAAACTTAGGATTTGATTATTCAGCAGATAAAACAATACAACCATCTGTTTCATTACCACAGATTTTAAGATTAGATAGATTATCTAAGATATCAAGTATTGGAATCAGTTCTGGTGGTAAAAATTATCTTGAACCACCCAATATTGTTATCATTGATCGTGTGACTGGTCTAGTTAAAAATGAAGTTATAACAACTGTTGATGTACAAGGAACATCTGTATCTGAGGTTAGACTTCTAAGAAACACAAATGATTTATATGATACGAACCCAAGAATTATTGCTACAAATAATAATAATGGAATCAAAGTTAAAGATCTAAACTTCACAAGTGGCACTAATTTAGTTACTTTAACTCTTGAAGGTGCATATGATTCAACGACATATCCGTTTACTTTGGGTCAAAAATTGTATGTTGAAAATATTGGTATTGGTTCAACTGGAAGTGGATTTAACTCATCAGATTATAATTACGAACCATTTGTAATTACTGGTGTAAATACAAACCCAGGCGGAGGAAATGCTACCGTATCATATAATTTAGATAGATCTGTCACACAGCCAGGCATCTTTAGTGGCCCCTCATCATCGGGACAAGCAATACCATTTGAAAATATCGCATCATTTAATATTAGTGTAGAGACAAATCAGTTTAGTGTTGGTGAGACTGTCAGCACAGGTGATAAGGTAGGAATTGTTGTTGCTTGGAATGAAAACAATAAGTATCTTAAAGTTCTTTCAAATGATACGTTCAACGTTGGAGAGTCCATTAACGGAACATCCTCTAAATCAATTGCATTAATTGAACAGTCAACTAAGTTTAGTTCTGTATTTAACATTGATTCAAACTCTGAGTTTAGAAGTGGTTTCCGTAAAGAGACTGGAAAACTAAACACAGAACTACAAAAACTAGCTGATAACGATTACTATCAAACATTCTCATACTCATTAGGAAGCACAATTGACTATGACACATGGAAAGATCCAGTCAATAGTCTTGGACATGTTGTTGGATTTAAAAACTTTGCTGATGTAAGTATTGTATCAACTGCATCAACTGATGATAAAAATCGTAGTAATGCCTCTGTTGGAGTATCCTCAGCTCCCGTAGTTGTCGTTGCTGATTTAATTAGTGAAAATGAATCATTACACAATTACTATGATTTTGATTTAGTTAGTGAAAATTCAAAGAATATTGCTGGTGTTTTTGCATCTGATGAAATTAATTTTGGTAATAGAATTCTAACTGACTACATTGAGTCAAGAACAAATAGAGCAATATCAATTGATAGTGTGAGTTCTCAGTTTAATGATTTACCTCGTGCAACTGCGTTCTCTGATGTATTTGATTTTAATCTTAATGACATTGATGGAATCAAATTCTATGTCTTACTATTTGACACTAGATTTTCAGGTGAAAAACAAATAATTCAGGTTAATTTACTTCACGATGGTTCTACTGGTTATATGATGAAGTTTGGTCGTGTTGAAACTGCGATTGATCTTGGTGACTTTGATTTTGCAGTAACAGGAGTCAATGGTAATTTAAGATTTGTTCCAGCAAAATCTAAGTTTAACAACTATGCTTTGAGATTATTCGCAATCGAAACATTTAAAAATACTGATTCTACAGGCATTAGCACACTATCAGTTGGCACAGGATACGATATAATTTCTACATCATCTGGTATTGGATCTACAGATCCATCACCTGTTCAAGTTGTGGGATTTGGATCAACTGCGATTACAACATCTAAGTTATTTGTGCAAACTCAAGAGTTAAGTGGAGATCAAAGAACACAGTTAAATGAGTTAGTTGTATTGAATGATAGCGAAGAGGTATATCTCTTAGATTATGCACAGATGACAAATGATAACCTTTCACCCACCGATTCCCCAAGTGTGGGACTTGGAACATTTGGTGCAGATGTAAGGTCTGGAATCACAAGTGTTTACTTTACACCTGTAACTGGTGTTGGTGTCACAATGAGAGTGCATCAAGTTGCAATTGGTGGAACTGCGACAGGAATCGGAAGCACACTTGTATCAACAACTGAAGTTTTAACAACCACAACCAATATCGCAGCAACAGGAACTCCACAACCAACAAGAATTAGTGGAATCAACTCAAATACATACACTGCTTTTGATGCACTAATTGAGATACACGATACAACAAATGACAAATATGCAGTTACTCAAGTGACTGCGATTCATGATGGTACAACACCTTACTTCACAGAGTTTGGTTACATGGATAACTTCTCTCCCAATCCTACTACTTTCTCTGGCATTGGAACTGTTGGTGTTGGATATTCATCTGCCTCTGGTGGTGATA